AATCAAGCCGCAAATCAACCTACACAACCAACACCGCCTACAGGGGAAATGCCTCCTATTGGTAATAACCCAGAAGATTCTTTTAATATTCCGCCTGCTGAAGCTGCGCCTCCTGCTGAAGCTGCGCCTCCGGTCACAGGAGATCCAAACGATCCTATGAGTTCTCTCTACGGACAGATTGGTGTTGCTGATGAAGCTGGTGCAAGGGATGTGATTGAAAGTATTCTTTCAGGCCAGCAAGATCAAATGACTGAAGATCAAAGAAATCTGACTGGCACAGGCATTTATCGAAGAATAGCGAATAGGTTAGGCATCAAAGACCGTGAAGGTAATTTAATCACGCCTTTAAGCACTGTGGTTACAGGAGATGATAGAAGAGTAACGCCAACAGGTTCCCAAGCACTACGTTATCTCCAAGACATGGAAGACATGGAAGGCGGAACCGGAATTGAAATGTTATTAAACTTTCTTCAGGGAAGAATGAGAGCGCCTGAATCTAGACCAACAGGTCCGTTTGGCACTGTCCCCGGAGGAGGCAGTAGATATGGAATGCCTCAAAATCCTTACATGCCTCAGATGCCTTACATGCCACAACCGCCTATCTTTGGCGGAGGCTTTGGCGGATTTGGAGGCTATGGTGGATACGGCTCTCCGGGCATGGGTGGCTACATGGGCATGAGGCCATCATTGCCTTATGCAGGTATGTCATCGCCTATGTTCCCATCTATATTTGGAATGGCTCCCCCCTCTTACTATGGAGGCATGCCCTCGATGTACGGTAACTATGGCGGAGGATTTCCAATCGTAAACAGAAGACAACAAGCATCAAACGGAATGCAAGGAATGGGTATGTCAAATCCAATGCCTGGTGCTGGAGGTGGCGTAACTAATTAATGGATTCTGTTAACTTAGCAAACTACATACATGAGAAGATAAAGCAGCTTGAGTCAGACAGAGTAAGTTATATCTCAAGCGGTAATATCAAAGACATGGAGGATTATCGATTCGTCATGGGTGAATTGTCTGCGCTTCGCACCCTGCAAGACGAACTAAAGAAAGCGCTGCAAAGTGAAGGAGACTTCGATGAGTGATCTGGCAACAGATACTGTCGCAAAACCGTCCTTAACGGACGCATATGTACCAGAAGAGAGTAAGATCTTGGACCCAACTGTTCTTGATAAATCTCTGATTGAGAGAATGCCAAACCCTGTGGGATGGCGTTTACTTGTATTACCTTACAAAGGGAAAGGAAAAACAGATGCAGGGATTCTGTTAACCAAACAGACAACTGATCGTGAAAGCCTAGCTACTGTTGTCGCTTATGTGCTTAAAGTCGGACCTCTTGCCTATCAGGATGAAAGCAAATTTGCTTGTGTCCCCTGGTGCAAGAAAGGTGACTGGGTGCTAATCGGCAGATATGCTGGCGCTCGTTTTTCTCTAGAAGATGATGCTGAAGTACGAATCATTAATGATGATGAAGTGATTGGCACTATCCTAGATCCCGATGATATTAAAGCGTTGTGAGGTAAATTATGTCAGAGCAAGAAACTTTAACGGAAGCGTTGTCTAATTTGAATGACGATAACATTCAAAGAGCAGCAGTTCCTGAACACGAGAAAGTTGTTGAAGAAGTACAAGAAGAATCGACATTTATTGATTTAGATGAAGACGATATTAAAGATGTCACTCCAATTACGAATGATCAAGTAAGAGAAGACTTTGATGAGGGAAGAATTGGAAAAGATGATTCAGAGCTTTCTGAAGCAGAAAAAGAAACTAAAAAAGCACAAGGCCGCATAAACCAAGCGGTTAAGCAAGCTAAAGAGTTTCAAAGAAGAGAGATTCAAGCGCTTCAATACGCTAAAGATTTGCAGGAAGAAAACAAAAAACTTTCTTCTCAAATGCAGTTAAGCAATCAAAATACTGCTAATGAAAATCTTGCCATGTCAAAAAACTACAGCAATGAGTTTGAAGGCAGGGTTGATGCACAAGTTGATGCTGCGAAGGTGGCAATTAAAAATGCATACGAGTCAGGCAATCAGGACTTGATGGTTGAAGCTCAACAGCAGTTGGCCAGAGCAGAGTCTGATAGAGGCGCACTAAATCAATACAAAAGAGATCTTGATAAGTACGAGCAAGAACTTCAGGCATATAATCAGTCTCAACAAAGAATTCAACAAGAAGTTCCTGATTATGAAAAACCAAATTATGTGCAGTCTCCTGCTCAACCTCAGTACGCAGAGCCTTCTCAGAAGGCGCAGAACTGGGCTGAAAAGAACGAATGGTTTGGTGTAGACAGGATCATGACTAATGTTGCGATGGCAATACATCAAGACTTAGCGCAAACTGGTATTGACGTAGAGTCTGATGAATACTATTCTCAACTTGACAATAAATTACGCGAGGAACTTCCAAACAAGTTTCAAGCGGCAAGCAACGTAGGAAACAGCGGAAAACCCGTCCAAACCGTAGTTTCTGGTACACGCACAACAGGAAATGGGCGCAGTCAAAAAGATCGTAGGGTTGAACTGACCCCTAGTGAACAGGCGTTAGCCAAGAAGCTGGGTGTGCCGTTCAAGGAATACGCAAAACAGAAAATGAGGTTAGAGGCATCATGACAGAAAAGAAAGCTGGATCGAACAGAGCCCCTAGAAGTCAAAACTCTAGGAGTACGAAAGCGGCACGGCAACCTTGGAAGCCGCCTCAAGCCTTGGAAACACCAGAGCCACCGCCTGGAATGGTTTATCGGTGGGTAAGAACTCATATTAGAAATGAGGATGACAAGACCAATGTACACAAAAGGTTTCAGGAAGGTTATGAGCCTGTGCATCCGTCTGAAGTTGAAGGCTACGATTTGCCTACAGTTGAAGAAGGAAAACACGCTGGAACTGTGGGCGTTGGTGGTCTGATTCTTGCCAAGATACCGAAAGAAACGGTAGATGAACGAAACGCTTATTACGAACAGCAGACTGAAAATCAAATGAAAGCTGTCGATAATAACTTAATGCGTGAAAACGATCCTCGCATGCCGATTTCTAATGACCGTAAAAGTAAAGTTACATTTGGTGCTTCTGGTAAAAACGATTAATTTTTGATTGTGTTATAGGAGAATGAAGAATGGCAAATCAAGACACGCCTTTTGGACTTCGTTATGTGCGTAACCTGCAGGGTAATTATAACTCTTCAGGACAGTCTCGTTATAGACTAACGACTGCTGCAGCGACCAACACTACCAACATATATCAGGGTGACATTGTCACTCAAGATACTGGTGGTATTGTTACTAGGATCGCTAGAGCAGACGGTGGTAGTGCTACCAGCGCTCTCATTGTTGGCGTATTTAACGGATGTTTTTATACTGATCCAACCACAAGCAAGCCTACATGGAGCAATTACTGGCCCGGAAACGCGGCCACTGATGCAGTAGCTTTTATCTACGACAGTCCTATGGATGTGTTTGAGATGCAAGCTGATGCGGCTTTCCCTGTTGCTGACTTGTTTGGTAATTTCGATATTGTTGACAACACTGGAACAGGAAGCACCGCAAGCGGTATTTCTTATGTAGAACTTGATGTTTCTACCGGAGCTACAACAGCGACATTGCCAGTAAAAGCCCTGGATATTTCACAAGATCCTGAAAATTCAGATGTAAGTACAGCCAATACCAACGTGCTTGTTACCATACAGAATCATCTGTTTGGTGCCAAAGCAGTTGGCTTAGCGTAATAGGAGGCTGAATAGATGGCAATTTCACGCGCACAACTAGCGAAAGAACTTGAGCCCGGTCTTAATGCCTTATTTGGCATGGAGTATGATCGTTATGAAAACGAACATGCTGAGATCTTTGATACCGAATCTTCAGACAGAGCGTTTGAAGAAGAAGTGCTGATCGTTGGCTTTGGCAATGCTTCTGTTAAAGAAGAAGGCCAAGGCGTTGAATTCGACAGCGCTAGTGAAGGTTTCACGGCTCGTTACACTCACGAAACAGTAGCTCTTGCGTTTTCTTTGACTGAGGAAGCGGTAGAAGACAACCTTTATGACAGGCTTGGCGCTCGTTATACAAAGGCTCTTGCAAGAAGCATGGCACACACCAAGCAGGTTAAAGCTGCTAACGTATTGAATAATGCGTTTAGCTCAAGCTTTGCAGGCGGTGACGGCAAATCATTGATTGCCACAGATCACCCCCTTGCTCACGGTGGAACCTTGGCTAACAGAGCTACCACCATGGCGGATCTTAACGAAACGTCATTGGAAAACGCTTTAATCAATATCTCAACTTTTGTTGACGATAGAAACATGATTCTAGCTATGAAAGGAACTAAGTTAATTGTTCCGCCACAACTTCAGTTTGTTGCTGACAGACTGCTTGAAACTCCCGGAAGAGTGGGAACAGCAGATAACGACATCAACGCAATCAGGAATATGGGACTCTTGCCAGAAGGCTATGCAGTCAACCACTTCCTGACGGATACCGATGCATTCTTTATCTTGACTGACTGCCCCGATGGGTTTAAGCACTTTGAAAGAACCCCAATCACCACCTCGATGGAAGGTGACTTCGATACTGGTAATGTTCGCTACAAAGCTAGAGAGCGTTACTCATTCGGATTCAGCAACCCTCGTTGTGTGTTTGGATCTCAAGGAGCTTAATAAGTTTCATGTGAAACAATGGAAGGTGGCTGAAAGGCCACCTTTTGTTGATCGTGTATAATGACGCATTGCGTTGGTTCTAGGAGGAACTGTTATGCCTACACATTTTAGAACTGGTGTTTCTAACCAAGTACCCGGAAACCCTTTATTTCAATTCCCATACTTAGATCCTACTAAGTATGTTACTTACTTTAATGATTTTCTTACTTATCATGCTGATGAGTGGACGATTACCACCACTGAAGCTGGTACAGGAAGCGCGACTGAAGCATTGGCTTCTGGAGCAGGCGGTTTATTGCTTATTACAAACGCTGCTGGTGACAACGATTTGGACTTCCTTCAATTAAAAGGAGAGGCTTTCA